TGGTACATATAAATTTAAGAATTATTCTCTCCAAACAGGGCGGTGCGGAGTTTCAATTTGAAATGCTCTGTGGCGATTTGGGCTTTCCTAAAATTACTTAGTTTATTTTCTCCGTCCAATTCATTAAACTGATTAAGAAAGATTCAGAAAGATGGCCTCTGGGATATTTTGTTATAGTTACAAAATGACAGTTATTTGGTTTATATGTGTGATTTATCTGTTCGGGTATCTCATAACTGGTCTTTTCAAAATCTGTAGAGAACTTGACGATATAGACCGTTCAGGTAGATATGATCCAAAAAGCAGAGATAGATTTTTTAAAGAATTTTTCTTTTGGTGGAGGTATTGGATTGATAAATAAAAAACAAAACAAGCACATGCTCACTAACTACCCTGTTAATAACCTGTGGATAACCTGTGGATAACCTGTGAATTGCACATTTGTGTGGGAGTCTGTGTACCTCGCAATAGGGGTACACATACCCCGTCCTATATAGAAAGACAGAAAGACAAAAGAAAAAGGTTGTGGAAAAGCCTGCTACTAACGATAAATCGAAAAAACAAATGGGGGTTTAGAAAATGAGAAAAGTCCGAGTGCTTAAAAAAACACCACATCTAAAAGTTGGATGGATAGGTGAACCATGTGGAATATTATATTTATTTAATGGAACAGAATATGATGCTCCACACTCTGTTCAAGCGATGGTTGAACAAGGTTATTTAGAATACGTCAAAGAACCCAAATGCAAGATATGTAATGATACGGGGTATTACCACTATTCATCTCAAATTGGTAAAGAGAAACCGACTGGAGGATATAATCCCTGCTCCTGCCAAGAGCCTAAGAGTTTGGAGAAAGAGTTTAATGAATCGGACGGAGAAAATAAACTAAGTAATTTTAGGAAAGCCCAAATCGCCACAGAGCATTTCAAATTGAAACTCCGCACCGCCCTGTTTGGAGAGAATAATTCTTAAATTTATATGTACCAGATACTTCGGAGATATTTAAATGGATAAAAGCACAACATCTAAGAACAAGGACAAATTCACCAAAGCAGATGAATCGCCAGCGTATGAATATCCTGTTATATATTCGAACATGTATAGATATGACAGGCTGATTAAACCGGGCGAACTGACATCTGAATTTTGGTGGGAAGGAGCTGATTAATGAGTAAATTCTATGTTGTTATAATTACGATAGTTGTGACAATTTTCACGATGTATATCTTATTGACCATGTTACCAATCAATCGCATTGATACGCAATGGTTAGAGGATCCGCCAACTATATCAACGGATTGCTGGTCATTTTGTAAAAAGAGAGAGCCAGTGAGCTGGTCAGAATACGTTGAACGTTATCATGCAAGTAAAATGAAATTGGATCAGCCAAAATGATCACATTCTTCGTACAAGGCCATCCGGTCCCCTGGCAAAGAGCTGGCAGACATGGGTATCAAACATTCACTCCGCGCAGTACGCGAGTCTGGCAAACGACAATTGCGTGGGCTGCTAAACTGCACCGGCCTAAGAAATTATTTATTGGTCCGCTGTCAATGTGTTTGTGTTTTTATTTCGAAAGACCTCAATCAATTGATAAAGAAATCATTTATTGCATAGGTAGAAGCGATGTTGACAACTATGCAAAATCAGTGATGGATGCGTTGCATCATATATTTTATAATAATGACAACCAGGTTGTTGACCTCACAGCTACTAAGTTTTATGGCGACCCCGGAGTCAATATTGTCGTCGAGGAAGTAATATGACCTCGTCTGAACGAAAAACCCCATTCTTTTACACATAAAACACCGCACTAAAAAAGAAATATAAGAATCTTCTTTACAAACCTACCGCTTTGCTATCAAGATAATATTGCAGGTCCATATAATACTTCCTTCTGTGTAGTCGGGGCATCTGTTTTGATACCGACAGGTGCCCCACCTCAAATACTTTATGCCAAACAAGAAATTTAAAAGATTGAATCGCACGCATTTAAAAAAGCTCTGTATGGCTGGTTGGACTGATGTGCAGCTTGCGGATTTCTTCGGAATTAATGAATGTACGTTAAGGCGTTGGCGCGATCGATACCCTGAGTTCGCTGAGAAAATGGCTAATTGGAAAGAGACGGCTGATGCTAAGGTTGAACGATCGTGCTATGAATCAGCGATTGGGTATTCATGCCCAGAAGAAAAAATCTTCTTCCATGAAGGCAAGGTAATCAGGGTGCAAACCACAAAGCATTATGCACCAAACCCAATAATGAACGCTTTTTGGTTGACGAACCGTAAATTCGGCGACTGGAAGCGCACACGACAAGAGACAGGTTCAGATCCATTGAGCGTCAAAGTCCTCACAATGGTCAATGCAAATGATAAGAAAATTACCAATAAAAGGCAGGGTAAAAACGCACAACCCGAAGTCCAGTCAACAGTTATGATAGAACGCGGAGGGATGCAAATTGTCGAATGAGACCCTTGAAAAAGAATTCGATTTAGCTGAAGGCGCGCTCGAATTAGTCACAAAATGGAAAGCTGACAACCTTGCCTATTGTGATGAATGTTTAGGAATCGAGAAGATTTGGAAATTACAAGAGGATCTATTGGCCGCTTGTTACCGCGCTATTGCCGAACGCAAACCGATATTCATTGGATCCGGTCACTCGCTTGGTAAGGATTATATATGTGGTGCTATTGGTAATTGGTTTCTCGATTGTTTCATACCATCGAAAGTTATATTGACCGCACCATCCGATCGGCAAGTCAAGAAGATCATGTGGGCCGAAACACTCGGGCATTTCAACCGCAAAAAGGTCAAGCTCTGGGGCACAGCATTCACGAGCCCGTATATTGAGATCCGGAAAGAAGACTGGTGGTTGCTTGGATTTGCGACTAAGGATACCGGGGCAGCCGCAGCTGCCGGCGGTGGAAAGTTTCAGGGTGTACGTGCTGCCAAGAATATGTGCGTCATTGTAACGGAGTCACAAGCCATTGAAGATAATATACATACGCAAATTGATGCAGTTGCAACGGGTGAGCATGTACTTATTATTTATCTTGGTAATCCAACGCAAGCGAAAGGCTTTTTTGCCAAAGGACTAAAAGATCCAGTCAATAATATTGTCTTCAATTTCTCATGTCTTGACAATCCGAATTATAAACAACGTAAAATCGTTGTCCCTGGCCTGACGACGTATGAATGGGTTGAAGATAAACGCCGAAGATGGGGTGAGGATGATCCCCGTTGGGTTGGCAGAGTTTTAGGACAAGTGCCAGACAATGCTTTATCAAACACATTTCCAGAATCTTGGATCAATCATTGCAGGGAGCGATGGGGTTTTCTTTCTGTTCACGTTATGGAATCCGGAGTGGCCGTCGATTCTGCTGGTGAAGGCGTTGACGATAACGTTATTATGTCTGGTCGTGGTGGCGAAGTGATGGACGTTTACCAAAAAACATTGATGTCACCATCTGAAGTCGCACACAAGGCGGTTGAAATGTGCAAAGCTATCAATGGCCATTTCATCATATTCGATTGTGATGGTGTAGGGGCCAGGGATTACAGCGAGGCAGCTAAATTATCAGCCGATTACCTCAGAGGCATACAGCTGATCAAGTTTCACGGTTCCGCACCAAGCCAGGAAACACTATCAATTCAAAACAAAGATGGCAAGACAATCTCAAAACCACTTTATGAAAACCTCAGGGCAGAAGCGTCATTTGTTACAAGGGACAGAGGCTTGGCCGGGACATGTTCAATCAATGAACAAGACAAAGAATTGATTGACGACCTCATGGAAGAAGAATACTTCGAGAATAAAAAGGGCGTTATTCAAATCGAACCAAAGGAAGATTTAAAAGAACGGTTGGAGCGATCACCCGGCCGAGGTGATGCTTATAAGATGCTGCAATGGGCTTTTCAGCAGAATTACAAGGATCAAACTTATGCGGACACTCGACCCAATACAATGCCAGCTTACGGATTAACTGATCAAGACATGATTCCTGATCCAGTAGGAATGGGTATACCAAGAGGCGTGCAATTGCCTCAATATGGGAGGACAGAATAATGGCATTTTTAGCTTCTGCAGGATTTTCAAATGCAATAGCATCTATTGCTGGGATATTTGGAATTGGATCGAGTATAAAATCTTTAGTGAGTAGTCCTGCTCGGGCACAATCACCAGCTCCCGCGCCTGAACCAAAACCATTACCACCGCCGCCAAAGATTGAAGATGCTAAAAAGAAAGCAGAAGATCAAGTCGCTCGCAGGCGGAAGATAAGTCTTTTATCAGGCGGAAGAACAAATATAACAAGAGGCCAATCCCTAGTGTCGGAGTCTGACGTTGCAAGAAAATCTTTGCTTGGACAATAGTGTTATTTTGCACATGGCACAAGCTGATCAATTGCCATATATATTCGATCTTGTCGATGATTATAATGACGGGATGTATTTTGATAAGACGATTACTAAGAACAACTTGCGTGAAATGGTCTACATGCAAAGCGCATTACTTGTCAAATACAAAGATTCGATTATCGGTGGGATCGCTGGTTTTGTTCTACCGTGCATGTTCACAAACGATTTGATGTTTCAGATCATGTTCTTCTATGTTCGGCCGAAGTCCAGGCATTTGACCGGAAAGATCATCGATGAATTAGAGCTAGTCGTTTTACCAACTAAGGTCACAAAGATAGTCTTCGGTGTCCCGATTCATGGAGCCAAGAAGCCAAGAAGCCTAATTAAGTATTTCAGAAGGCGTGGTTATAAACCGCTTGTCTTGAGTCCAATCTAAAATTCCTATGAAACTCTGTCAACCGGCCGTTTGCGTCAACCACGCGCATTGATTCCTTTACCGGTATAGATTGGAACCTGACAAAATCTTTTGGATCGGATAGCATGGAAAATGAACCGGGGCTGAACCCAATAAAGTCAGTAAAGAACTCTTGGATGATATTATAGAAATTTGACATACTAAGGACCGCAAACATTTTATCGACAACTATTTTAAAATATGTCCTGACTTCGTGAGATTCCATGCGTTCTTTATCAAGAGTTTCAAGGCCAAACCAACGGCTCGAAGCATCCGTTAAATGTGTATTGAAATTGCTTGCGGCATCGCGAAGCGCAAGAATCGCAGTCACATCATATAAAAAATTAAACTTCAAACGCTCGCCTTTTGTCCGTATTGACGTAATCCATGCTTTACGCGGTTGAATGAAATCGGCCAAGTCTTGCATGTATGCACGATGGTTGGAGTTCTGATTACGCAAGAACTTATTGTCGAGTATTATTTCTTTGACGTGTGTTGGCATCAATAACTCCGCTTCGGCTTTATCGGTCTTGGTTTTCGTTTATCTTTTGGCATCAGAGATCCTTTAAACATGTGCGTTTCAAGCGGTTTATAACCACGCCTTCTGAAATACTTAATTAGGCTTCTTGGCTTCTTGGCTCCATGAATCGGGACACCGAAGACTATCTTTGTGACCTTAGTTGGTAAAACGACTAGCTC